AACTCAGGAGCGTGTGACATTTGCTTGCAACACAGCGGTGAAGTTTACACACTGAAACAGGCTGAGGGTATGATACCTGCTCACCCCAACTGCCTTTGCTCATGGGCTGCGTATGATTCCGGTGATGAAGTAGACGATGATTAGGAGGAAAAATGGAAAAATGGAAAACTTCAAAGTTGACGTTCTAGGCATTGAATATAAGGTACTCGTTAATCAGAACAGAAAAGACTATCCGCTTCTTGAAGAAGCAGACGGATTCACAGACTTTACCACAAAGAAAATAATCATTGAGGAGCTCAAAAGGGACCCGCGCAATTGGGAAGACATGGATACTTACTTTAGGCAGGTGCTTCGCCACGAGATTGTACATGCTTTTCTACACGAATCTGGTCTCGACAGCAATACTGACTGGGCCCGTAACGAAGAGATCGTTGATTGGATTGCAATCCAGTTTCCAAAGCTGAAGAAAGCCTTCAAAGAGGCCAAGGAGGAAATGCAATGAAATATCGTAAGAAGCCTGTTGAAATTGAAGCTGTTCAGCTAACTTGGGCTAATTGGGGTGAGATTTGTGATTTTGTCCAATTGCCATGGGGCCCTGAAGGAGTGCATGGCTGCTATTCGGACAAAGGCGTTGAATCTGATTCTGGAGAAAAGATAGGGCTCATAATTCCCACTTTGGAAGGTAATATTCTCGCTAATGAGAATGATTACATCATCAAGGGAGTTCATGGCGAATTCTATCCGTGCAAGCCTGACATTTTTGAAGAAACATACGAACCCGTAGACAAGTAATCCCGTGACCTGAGCAAGTCCCTAAACTGCTCAAAAATAATAGCGTGAAGTGATAGACGTGTGATCGTGGCTGGGCCTTATGGCGTGGCTGGGATCGTTAAGCATGTCTATTCGTTTTGGGCTAAACAGGAGGAACTATCATGGCAGAAGAAACACAAAATCAAGAAGAAGTCGAGACAACCGAAGCCACCACTCAGGCACCAACCACATATACGCAGGCACAACTTGACAGTGAGGCCGATAAACGTGCAGCTAAGGCACTTGAAACAGCTAAGGCTAAGTGGGAAGCAGAACAAGCCAAGGCGCTTGAGGACGCAAAGAGTGAGGGCGCTCGGCTTGCTAAGATGACCGAAGACGAGAAGGCCAAAGAGATCGAGAAACAGCGACAGGCAGAACTAGATAAGCGTGAGGCTGAACTCAATCAGCGCGAATTATCGACAAGCACGAAGTCATTACTAGTTGACAAAGGACTGCCAACTGAATTTGCTGGCTCTCTGGTCGCGTTGGGTGATGCTGACAAGATCAAGACGGCTGTTGAGAACATTCAGAAGACAATTCAGGAAACAGTCAACAAGCAGGTGGAATCTAAACTGCAAACTGACCCGCCTAAGAATGGTGCTTCTGCCCTTGATGGTGCTGACGATCCATTCAAGAAAATCATGGCACAATACAAAAAGAAATAGGAGGTAGCTAATCATGGCTACAGAAAACAACAATTTACCAGTACGTCTCTATCAGAAGCAGTTCATCGGTTTAATTCAAACCGTCTTCGGTGTTCAAAGCACGTTTACCCCGACATTCGGCGCACTGCAAGCACTCGATAGCGTTCAAAACAACGCGATTGCGTTCAGTGTTAAAGCAAATGATGTGCCTGTTGCTGTTGGCACATACAACACTGATCCTAACGTGGCATTTGGCTCTGGCACCAGCAATTCAAATCGCTTCGGGCCAATGAAGGAAATTATCTATGGCGACATCGATGTTCCTTATGATTTTGGCTGGAGTTTCAACGAAGGTATCGACCAGCTAACTGTCAACAACGATCTGAATGCTGCAGTGGCTGATCGCCTGAACTTGCAAGCGCAAGCTAAGACACGTCTATTTAACAGCAAACTTGGCGCCTACTTGGTTGCTAGTGCTGCGGCTGATCTTGGTGCGGTTGATGATGTAAACAAGGTGTTTGAAGCGGCGTCCGAACGTTACACTGATCTTGAAGTCGTTGTTCCAGTTCGTGCATACGTTACTGCCGAAGTTTACAACGCAATCATCGACCACCAGTTGGTAACCAGCTCCAAAGGTTCTGCTGTGAACATCGACGAAAATGGCATCGTTCGTTTCCGCGACATCATTGTTACCAAGACGCCTACTCGTTACATGGCTGGCAAGGCCATCATCTTCGCACCTGATAACATTGGCCGTGCATTTACTGGCATCAACGTTGTTCGGACGATTCAATCCGAGAACTTTGCAGGTGTTGCTTTACAAGGTGCTGGTAAGGCTGGTCAATGGATTAGTGATGATAACCGTCAGGCAATCTTCACCGCCGGAACGTCAGCAACTACCACGACTTCGACTGTTAAACCGACCACTACGACTACCACATCGCACGCTTAATTAATTGATACAAGTCGCCTATCGAAATGGGACAGTACGGGAAACCGGGCGGCTGATTGGAGGACAGAATGAAGCTTATTTTGTGTCAACCCGCTATCAAGCGTTTTGAATGGGAGTTAGAAGTCTGCCTAACCAATCTGCAAAGTGTCGGGTTTGACATGAGAGATGTCGTTTTGCTCTTCACTGCGCATAATTATAAGGTGCCAGAAACGCTTGCAAGCAAATACGGAGTAGAAGTACACACGTATACCGACAAGCGCTCAGACAAGCAATATATCCCGTCTGTGAAGCCTTGGCTTTGGTGGCAGTATCTAGCTGAGGACCCCGAACGTGAGAATGAAGACTATTTCTACTTCGACAGCGATGTGATCTTCCGTAAACGGCTAGACTTTCGCAAGCTGAAAGCTAAGCATAATCGTTGGCTGTGTAGCAACACCCTTAGCTATATCAGTGTTGACTATATCAAGCAGTGCGAACACGGAGAAGAGGTTCTGAAACACATGGCTGATATTGTCGGCGTTACGGTAGCCTCGCTTGAGACGATCAATCACAATTCTGGTGGTGCCCAATGGCTCATCAGTCACCCGTCAACTGAATACTGGCGAAAGGTGTATGTCGATAGCAACCGGCTGTGGCAATACCTGCAAACGGTCGACAGCAATATCCAGAAATGGACAGCAGAAATGTGGTCGCAGTTGTGGAACATGATGTACTTCAATATCGGGCCCGTCATCAGTGATGAGCTCGATTTTTGTTGGGCTACTGACCCCGTGAAACGATGGAACGAAACCAAGATCATGCACAATGCTGGTGTCACGGCTGAAGACAAACGGTTGTTCTTCAAAGGCAAGTACGTTAATCACATGCCATTTGAAGATGATTTGAGCTTCGTTGACAAGTCGAAGTGCTCATACAAGTACGTGCAAGCAGTAAAGGCGGTGAAATGATGGCTGATTCAGATACAAACGCAGATATTTTGGCAAGTGTGAAGCTTCGCATCGGTTTGACCGACACGCTGCAAGATGACTTGCTAAACGACCTTATTAATGACGTAAATGCTCGTGTGCTGGCCTATATCAACCAAGACGGTGTAATCAACCAGATAGTGCCAACTGCTGTTACATGGGTAATCAAAGACGTTGTGGTTAAGATGTACAACCGCATTGGTGACGAAGGCAAAACTGCCAGCGGTGAGGGCAATGTATCAAATACATGGGAAACCATTGATCTGTCTAAATATGCTGACGGCCTTGACGTTTATCGCGAGTCATCACAAAGCCGCCGTCCGGGAATGAGGTTTGTGTAATGAGATACAACAATCGAATCACCCTCATCAGGAAGTCACCGCCGGCTGACCCGTTACATGACAGGCCGACAGAGACGCGCGAGACGGTCACTTGCCTGACAATCCCAATTACCAGTGCACAAGAACTGTCTGTATACGGTCTTGTGAACACCATGGCCTATGAGATTCACGTCAAGAATCCTACATTGCCTGTGAACGAGATCGAGCTTAATGGAGTCAAGTGGACAATCAACAAGACATTCGTAAATCGCAAGTCAACTGTATTCATCGTGTCTGGAGGTGCAAGCAATGGCTAATACCAACGTCACATGGTCAGGCCTCGATAAATTGATGGAAGAACTAGGCACGACAGCGGAAGCAACTATTGAAGCCGCATCATCAGCGATGAAGGTCACTACCGGTCAGGTACAAGCAACAGCTAAACAGGTAGCACCAAAAAGAACTGGATACATGGCAAACAGCATTAGTGTTGAGCCAGTGAAGAAGACAGCTACATCTGTGACTGGAACTGTTAATGCCAAGGCTGATTATTCTTCCTTTGTTGAATTTGGCACCTACAAAATGTCAGCAGAACCATTCATTCGGCCGGCCGTATCTGCTGGGCAGTCAGTGTTCATCAAAACGACAATGGACAAGTTGAAGGAGGCGGCCACGTTCAAATGACACTCTCTCAATGGTACGAAGATGTTCAAACGCAATTGACTGCTGACGGTCTCAATCCTGTATTCATTCAGCCAGACGCTAAGAGCGCATTGCCATTAGTTTTTGTGAACGTTCACGTTGATGCTGATATGTCATCCAAGACAGGGACACTATCGAGTGTTGGCCAGCAGATTGACATCTACGACAGTATCGACACTCCACCGGCTGAATGGGAAGGCTTCGTTCGCAAGGTGAAATGGTCACTCAGTAAAGTGACACGATGGCAGTCATTAACAGCATCTAATTCAATCGACACAAGCATGGGCGATAGCACACCATTACGCCGCTGCATGCTACTCATTACTCTAGAAGGAGATTATTGATTATGGCAGTTCCAGTAAACAACGGTATCGAATTCGTAAAAGATACCCCATATCGTGGTAAAGATGTTTGGTACTTTATTCAATCGACAGATCCTAAAGTAGCACCAATCGGCAGTCCTGCAATCCTGCCGGCTCACCAAGAGTCTGGCGATACAAGCATTGAAGGTGATTCTCTTGATGAACAGACCAAGATGGGCCGTATCATTGCCGCATCCACCAACGAAGACAGCATTGAGCTGACAACCTACATGGTTCCGGGCGATAAAGCACATGAAATCATCATTGACGCCAAGCACGAAGGCCGACAGGTTAAAGTATGGCGTGTCATTGTCGATGAACGTCTGGCCGTTGTAGAAGGCGACCACAAGGCTTATCCAGCGATGTTTGGGTATGGTGTTGTTGACAGTGCCGACATCTCTGATGAAGACAGTTTCTCCGAGATTGACTTCACTTTGAACATTATCGGCAAGCTTGCTGACAAGAACGAAGACGGAACACCGGGCACTTTCCCACTTTCTGATGAACAGGTTGCAATGCTCGACCAGCTCTATGCATTCGAACGTCCGGGCGAAAAAGCAGGAGAGTTCGCTGATGGCTCTGCAACGTCAACCACTACAACCACTTCTCACGCTTAACTAATCGCACACAGAGACGAGTAGGCTACGGCCGATCTGAGACGATAATCTAGGAGGATATTCATGTTAGAAATTACGGTAAAAGGTCAACCGGTAGAAGCCAAGTTCAATTTCCGTGCTTTGTTCCGCGCAAATAAGCTCTACAGCTCTGCTGAAGGTGCCAATGATGGTGCAAGCTCAATCTGGCTGGCATTCGTTACTGATGATGATATGGCATTATTCAAATCCCTGCGTGTGCTGCTGCCAAAGTCCTACACAGATGATGACATTATGGACGCACTCGACAAGGCCGAAGAAGACGGCAAGTCGGAAGAACTATTCAAAGAAGTTGAGCAGGAGCTTCATGAGTCCGGTTTTTTCAAACACGCAGCACAACGTTGGCTGAACTTGACCGAAAAATACGGGAAAGCATTGACGGACAAGAAGAACAAGACAGCCGAAGAGAAGATTCAAGAAGCAGCGACCAAGGATACCCTGGACGCAATGAAGAAGAGTCTCTCTTAAC